AGTCCGATAGCTCTAAATGATTCCATTACAGAATCTAAAACATCTTGATCGATTTCATAAACATTTTCTTCTTGCTCTTCTTTGTCCATATCCCAACCTTCGAATTCTTCTTCTTCTTCTTCTTCTTCATTGTACATATCCCAACCTTCGAATTCTTCTTCTTCATTGTACATACCTTCGAATTCTTCTTCTTCGTCCATATACATTTCTAAATTGTCCGACTCATCAACTTCTAACTCATATATTACATTTTCTGCCATTTGAGCTTGTTCGTTATCTTCGAAAGTGTCGTCAGCATCACTAATTAGATATTCAGCATCTGTATCGTTATCTTTCAAATGAATATAATCATTATCCTTTTTAACAATGATACCGTCTTCATCACCCATCGCTTTGAATACTTTCAAAATTTCTTCAGGAGTTGCAGTTGTCATATCTAATGGTGGCATTTCGTCACCTTCTTCATTATCACCCATCATCATAGGTTCTTCTAGGTCTGATGTATCGCCTACATTTTCATCGCCTTGCGGCTCATCGAATTTTTCTACTGCCGAAAAATCAACCTCATCTTCTCCTTCAGGTTCAAAATCCATCTCTGCATCAGCATCAATTTCTTCTTCTCCTTCAGGTTCTTCTGGTGCATCTTGTTCACGTAGATTTTTTTTGTAACCACCTAATGATTCTTTTACTAACTCACTGATTTCTTCCTTCATTGTAGAAGCAAGTATTCCTTTTGCGTTTTCATTGATAGCATCTTCAAGGTTCTTTATTTGTAATAAAGCCTCTTCAACTACCGATTTATTTTCATTTATTCCCATTTTAAATGCAATACGTTATGCGTTTATTTACCAAATAAATATGTACAATGTTGAAAAAAATCGTTATCGAATGTATTTTATCTGAAAAAAATTAATTTTTGGCATAAAAAAAGGATGAACATTTGTCCATCCTTATCAATTTTTAAGTTTTTAGTTATTCGATTACCTCGTCAATTTTACTTTCAACAATTGCAGTAATCCTCCAATCCATAGTATAAGATTCATAAGCCTTTGTTACTTTTGCTTCTACATCTGTTGGTGAATACCCTCTAACTAATTTTTCTTCTTTAATCTTTTTTACCTTTCCTGTGTTTTCGTCTACCATATCTGTGGTAACTCTTGCTACAAAATATTTTTCATCCATAATTAATTATTTTCCTAAATAATCGGATAATCTTTTCATTAAGTCAACAGAACCTTGTAAAGGATTAGTCACGTTATTTTCGTGTTCAGTAAGTTTTTCTTCATATTTAGGTCTATCTTCTTTATTTAAATAAAGATATGCGCCAGGAGTAGAAGGGGATGATACTAAGTCAAAACATATTAGTTCAAAATCTTCTTGTACTTCATTTTGTTCTCCTTTTTTAACAAGTGAACCAACCCCACGAGAAGACACTCCCATAGTAACACCTTGTCTCATCATATTTGCAGCAATATCCCCTTTGGATGATACTATTCCTCTTTCGTGAAAACCAGGTGTGGTTAATAATTTAATTTTACCCATTAAAACATTATCTTCCCACCATACATCAGTAATCAAATGAGCAACTCTATCTAAATCAATTAAAGATGAATCGGGGTGATTTAACTCGGATATTGACATACCCCGATTAATCATTTCTTTATATTTTTCAGCTTCTCGTTTTAATATTTTTTCAGGGTAAATTCTTCCATTTCTGTTTGGAACTCCGTACTTTTGAAGTGTTGCGTAAAAAACAAATGGTTTAGAGTGATCTAATTGACCATAAGATTCGTTTATTGTTTTGTTATTTCTAACATCATTTAAACTAATCAAACCTGCGTCATGCTCAATTAATATCCCCTTACCAATATCATTGGGTCCTAATATTCTCATAATACTTTTTAAGTATAAATATTATATACCAACGAATTCTTTTGTTTTTGTTTTACTTAATGTGAAGTATTTGGAGTTTTTTAGTTCATCAATGTAGATTGATTGTGCGATTTTTTTAATTTTACTTCTCAAAATTAAGGATTTAAAATCATAATCGCTGTTATGAACAAAAAGTGTTATTTCTAAATTTAGAAAACTTTTTTTGTTTTTTTGTATACCACTTGTTCTTAAATCTAAATCAACAATTTGTTTTCTTTCAAATGTGTTTGTTTCTACTACCTCTAATAAATTATGTAATATCTGTCTTTTAATTTGTCCTGTTATTTTAGTCCAATTTGTGTAATCATCATTTGGTTCAATCCAAGTTTGTATTACGATGTATAAAGATTTAAAATCTTTGGAGTCAACTGTTCCGTAATAACATTTAGCATCATCAAAAATGTTTAATTTTGATGTTTTTCCTTTTTTCATTTTTCATAACTTAACCGTTTATTGTTTTAGTTAAATATAAAAAAATATTTATGATATGTCAAAATTTAAAAAAATCCCTTATATTTATACAGGAAACGACAAAAAATTATGATTATAGTAGAAGTAAAAAATTCAAACTCAATTGAAAGTGCACTTAAAACCTATAAATTCAAAGTTTACAAAACAAAACAGAATGAAATTTTGAGAAATAGGCAAGAGTATGTGAAACCATCAGTAAAAAAAAGATCTGAAAAGAACAAAGCAATTCACATTCAGAAATTAAAAAAGTAATTACTTACTTTTTTTATCCTTATTACCAAAGATTCTTTCAGTCGAAGTTAATCCCAAAGTACCAAAGGCAAGTAAACCTACAGTTTCAACTAGTATATCTGATGGGGCAAAGTCACCATGCGAAAAAGAATTCGCTAAAAGTGTTACGTTTAAGAATAATACACAGATTAAACCAGATAATCTTTTTGATGATATACTACCTGATTCATCGCTCAATAATTTAATGAAAAAATTTTTCATAGTCCCGCATTTAAATTTTTAAGTTTATATAAATTGTAATGATCATATTTAGATTCTTGAATTTTTTTAATTGTATTATTTACAGCATTATTTAATTCAACATCCTTTGATTCATTAAGGTTTGATTTAAGTTTTGATATAGCTTCTTTCTTTAATAAGTCCATTTCTTTTTTTATTTCAGAAGAAGAAAGAGAAACGATAGAATTTAATTCCTTTTTTTCTTGTTCTGATAAAGTTGCAAAATGGTTATTTAAAGTAGAATTGGCAATTTTTAACATTGAGGTTAAAGGTACATTAAAATTCGTGGTTGGTTTTTTAACTTCCTTTACACCTTCAGTAAGAGTACTTTTAATTTTTCTTTTAGACTCAAGTACAGACTCAAGATTTTTGATATTATTATTATAAATCATAACATCAATATCTTTATAATCGTTGTTATTTTTCTTTACAATATTATTAATCCAATTATTTGTTTTTGAAATAGTTTCATCATTATTTTCTATCAAAATTTGAGCATATTCAATTGATTCATTAATATAATCGTCAGCAATATCTGAAGGTAAATTTTTATTTGTAGATAAATCGTCGTATATATAATATAATTCAGATAAATCTTTATTTTCCAAAACCATTTTTTTGAACTGACTCATAAATGTTTTGAAATGTGGTTTACCATACATCTCTACAGACGCTTTTTCTATTTTTGATTTAATATTTCCAAAAGTATTCATACTGTTTTTACAATAAATATTTACTTATCTATTAAATCGTTAAGTTTTTGATTAATTTCTACAAGAGAATTTTTTCCTTTTGATAAATCCATAGTGTTATTACCATAAAAAAGGGTTTCTTCTAGGATTAAATCTAACCCATCTTTTACAAATCCTTCAGGTGCCAAACCTGCTTCACCCCCCGGAGGTGGTGCTCCACCAGGTTCAGGTTCAGATCCTCCCGGAGGTGGTGCTCCACCCATATCACCTCCACCGGCACCACCCTCTGCAGGTGCTCCGCCAGCTTCGTCATCCTTTTTACCGTATAAATTGTCAATATTATCAAATAAACCTGTTTTAGTAATAACTTCTGCAGTTTTACCAAGTTCAGCAGAAACCGCCCTTTCAATTCTTTGTTGTTGTAAGTCAAGTCTTATTTCTTCATCTGAGAAACCAAGTATGTGTTTCTTAGCCCAAGAAGCAGAAACAGGAGCAACAGTATCAGCAATCGGTGTAACGGCATCTTTATATAATGTAATTTTTTCTTTCCAAACCTCAACACCAAGTAAATCAGCCTGTTTAGATGGGTTATGTAATCCTAAACTGAAATTAGTAAGTTCGTCCTCGAATCCTAAAAGAAATAAGTGAATTATTGCAATTTTGTTTAATTCGGAAAGCATAGATTTTTGAATCCTATTGATTGTTCTTGCAAATCTAATATCTAAAAGCGAAAGGTTTTTTCCATCACCAACAGCCTCCTCAAAACCTAAATATGCCTTTGGTACTCTTAATGCCGTTACAAGTTTCTTTTGGATATATTCAATATCTGCAATTTCTGCTAAGTTAGTACCTCCAGGTAAAGTTTCTATTGGGTTAGTTTGTGCTGGGTCTCTAACAGGAATAAAGAAATCTTGATCAACAGCAAGTTGGTTATATCTTAAATCAACGTTTCCTGTTTTTGGATCAGCAATCTGATCTCTTTTAAATTTATTTGCTACTCTTTGTACATATGGATCAACATCTTTATCATCCATATTACCAACAAACACTTTAAATACTCTTCTTTCAGGTGCTCTTGAAACACGATAAATTAACATAGCATCTTCAGATAATAAAAGTTGTTTCCATATTCTTCTTGCTTTTTCTAACATAGAAGTACCATAAGGTAATTTTCTATCATCACCTAAAATTCTAAAGTGTCCAACTTCCCAAAGATTAAATTCCATATTCTTTTCTTTCCATACGAACTTTAAGGCATCATTCTCCATTTCTTGGGAATACTTATCGGGTTGGAACCTCATCCCTTTTTCTAATCTTTCAATTTGTATATTTGGTAATTGTTGACACCCAACCACCCCTTTTTCGGGATCTAGTTTTAGATAAACAAAATTGTCACCAAATTTACAAGTGTTTCTTGTCCACATCGGTAAATTGGTATTAATGTCCAATCTTGTTACAAATAAGTCTGTTAATACAGATTTGATTCTTTTTGATTCTGAATAAACTTTTAAAATGTCTCCGTCTTTATCGGGAGTAGTAGATTCTTCAGCATAAACATCAAGTGCCGCTGAAATTTCAGGAGTATATTCCATAGACTCATAATCGTAGTATGAAGCCATTCTTGTTGGTTCATAATACACCGCTTGTTGATATAAGTTGGATTCAACTTTTTGCCATTGTTTACCCAAATATACAGTTTGTTGTGCTTGAAGTTTTTCAACTTCATACTCTTTTTTGTCTGTAGTTTTAAGTAATTCTTTTTTATCGAATTTGAATACGGGGGATTGTTGATCTAAAGTTGCACTCGGTCCAAATGCTTTACTCAACCTTTGCCATATTGTATATTTATCTTGTGCCATTGTTATATTTTTTTATTAAAAATTAAATAGGTTTGTCTATAAACTAAACCCTTTTACTACCGAATAACCATAAATAGTTTTCATAGTCACTTTTAGTCGGTCCACTTTTAGGGTAATTATTTAACCCATAAACATCTACAGGTATTCCGGGATTAAAACTTCTTGTCGGATCGGCATGAACTTTTGTTTCAACTTGCCAAGATTCTAACATTGCTTTTGTTTGTTCTGTAACCTTTTCTAACTGTGCAAATGATGTTTCAGCAACATAAATTGCCATAGCAAGTGCCATAATTAAATCATCGTGTTGTCCCTTTTGGTGATCAGGTCTACCATTAATGTACACAAATGTGTTTAATTCATTAAACAACCTTTGGGACTTTACGCTAAAGTTATGTCTTAATGCCTCCTCAAAAGATGCTACTATTTGTACCCTTTTACTGTTAAAGTTAATTCCTGGTATTTTTTCTTGTGCTTTAGGATTCCACTTCCATTTATCCGCAGGATTAACCCCATCAACATATAAATTTTTATATCCAAGTTCTTGTAGTTTTCTTGAAGTTGCAACACCCATTCCGCCTGTAATATCAGTAACAATAAGTGCGTTATACATCGTCCCCCATTTATAAGCAATTTCTGCAACAACATCAGGTGGTACTTTTGCTATGTATTCTAAAACTTGTTCTCTTTCCTCAAAATCGATGATAATAAATGTCGTAAAATCTTCACTGTCTCCTCTTGAAACGTCCATACCAAGTATATATCTGTGCCCTTGTACTGGTTCTTTCCATTGCCAAAGAACACCACCCATAAATTTATTTTCAGGTTCTCTAATATGGTTCTCTTTAATTTTTTTCATTGTTTCAGGTGGTATTACGTTATCCCCTGAACCAAGAAAGTTACATTCTAATTCCTGTGAAATTTTTCTTTTATCAAACTTTAGTTTTTTTGCCATAGCTTCAAACCAAGAACTATACGCTTTGTACCCGTTTTCAACCTTTTCTTTTATCTCTTGAAAATTTCTATCTGAAACTTTGATATTACTATAGTCAATTGTTATTTCATCATCTTTATAATCAGAACGATTTAACATATAATGGACAATATCATCACATTTTATAAGTTTTAAATCTTTAGAATACCTTGGATCTCTAAACCAATACATTTCAGTGATTCTAAAGTCATTCATTCCTTTTATTGCCTGACTATAAATCGAATAATATATAGGATCGAATCCGTTAGGTGTTGATATTACAATAACTTTACCTCCCGTTGAAAGGGATGCCATACACGCCGACCAAAAATCCTCATCGGCATCAATATAAGCCGCTTCGTCAAAAATTAGAATTGTTGGTGTATATCCACGAAGTGCATCTTTGGATGTTGCAACTGCCTTAACCTCACACCCGTTTGTTAACTTAAAATGTCTTTGTGAATTTTTTTCATTTGAAAATGTTACTCCTAACCAATTCGGCCACTGATCAACAAATGCCCTTACTTTATTTGCCATTTCGACAGCAGTATCAAGTTTGTTTGCAATTATTAGGATTTTTTCGGGTTTTTCTTTACGGGCAAACACCAATCTTTTAGATGCCCAAGCAGAGGTTACAGTAGATACTCCCGCTTGTCGATATTTAAGTGCGATATTTTCTTCACACTCATCATAATCTTTAACTAAAGTTA